ATTATTCCGTATAGAATCTAACACTATTAATGGTATTCCAGACGTTTATTGGTTGATAAATAACGGATCTATTTGGATTGAACTCAAGTCCAATGCTGTCAAGAATTTAGGCTTATCTAAGTACCAAATCAACTGGCACTTAACACACTATAAGAATGGTGGGAAATCTTTTATCCTGCGAGAAGACCTCTCGCACAGACCTTGCTCAGAATATCAAATTTTCGTGGTTCGTGAACCGAGAAGCGTGGTTCGTGCCTACTCATCACTCAACTTGATTGACGCAATAAACTTCTTGAGGCAATAGCCACGTCTCGCGTGTGAGTTAATGACCATGCCTATGGCATGGTCATTAACATGGTTCATTAACATTGAACCATTAACCTTGCATATGGAGATTTTTCTTTTCGTTAATATTAACATTTTGAAAATGAATACCTAACACGCTATATGGAGATTTTTCCTTTTCCTTAACATTAACATAAATGAATAACTAACCTTGCATATGGAGATTTTTGAAGTTGTTTACATTAACATTTTGAAAATGAATAACTGACTATACATATGGAGATATATAAGATTATAGGTGCGGAAAAAATTTTTAAAAAAAAATAAATCCAGGACCACGGGCCGTGGCTCTTCTATATATATAAAGAATAAAAATATTTAAAAAAAGATTTGACAGCTATTTTATCCCATGTTAATAAGATGCATTAACCAACTAAGGAAATAAAAATGACTAAAAAAAACAATGACCCCTTCGGGTTTAAAAAGGCAATTAATACCAGCGTGATTGATAAGCTTACGCCAAAAGAATTAGACGAAGCAGCGGCAGCAGCTGGCCTGGGCCTGAGTCGTGACGATTTCAGCGATGACGGCGCGGACCTTCAGGACCTTAAAGAAATATACGAGGGGAACGGCTCATGATTCATATATCAAAAATGACCGGGAAGCTGGAAGGCTTCCAGGCCATCAGCACAAATACTGTTACGAATGCTTATTGTAATAAAAATTATAATAAGCAAGACCCGAATAATATTTGTACTTTTTGCTATTCGAATGAGATGTTAAAAACATTTAGAAAAAACATGGCGCCAGCTCTTCAGCGTAACACTGAGCTGCTCGCTGATCGAGTCCTGCATCCTGATGCGCTGCCGGTGATCAATAGCGCTTTTTTTCGCTTCAACGCTCATGGTGAATTAATTAATGAGATTAATTTAATTAATTACGTGAATATAGCGATTAAAAATCCTCACTGTAACTTTAGCTTGTGGACGAAGAGATACGACATCATAGCAAAATATTTTAAGAATAATAAAAAGCCGAAAAATTTTATTCTTATTTATTCAACGCCGCGGATCAATCACATCCTGGATAAGATCCCGCCGTACTTTGATAAAACATTCTCAACCGTCCCTGAGTCCGAGCATCAGGACCGCCAAAATTGTACGGGCCAAAAATGTAAAGATTGTTTATTGTGTTACAAGCTGGACACGCCGGCCGTGATTGTCGAGAAAGTAAAAACCTACGGTAAAAAGAAATTCAAAAAGGCGGGTTTATAGATGGATGCGTTTATAGCTTTTTTAATTCGCATCGTGGTTTTCTTTCCGGGCGTGGTTGGTTTGTTAATATTATGTTTAATTCTTTTTTAGAATGATTCTAAAGTAGAGCCTACAACTAGAGGTTGAATAAAAATGAATAAAGATTAATTATTTAGTTGACGCTCTTATTAAGATGGGATAAGTTAACAGAATAAACAATTAACAAAAAGGGAAAATAAAATGAAAACAAAACAAATAAAAAATAATAAAATGAACGATGCAACGTATATTTTAAGACGTAAAGTAATTAGTATTTTATACGAAGCTAAAGACCAAGGTATTAAATTGCCTAGAATAAACGTTCGGATCGGTAACCCTACAAAAGGGCACGAAAATGTTCTAGGTGTAGGCGGTAGATTAAATATTTGGATCACTGAAAAAGCAATTGATCGAGGTTATAACTACTTACTACATGTTACATTGCATGAACTTTGTCACGCTGTTTTTGATTTAGATCACAATGAGAATTGTAAACTAATGGCGTCTTCAATTGGTACACCATGCGAGGCCCGTGAAGCGTGGGCTATATTTAGAAAATATAGCTTTAATCATTTTGCTGACACGACCAAAAAAATAACAGTCGCTGAGCGAAATAGATTAAAAAAAGCTTTCTTAAGCTACTTAAAATAAACAAGTTTCCCTAGTCCAGGCCTTCGGGCCTGGACACCCATAGAGGTACCAACCAAAATCCAAAAATCAAAAAGTTTTATTTTTTAATTTTTTTACTATTTTTTTTTCGCTGTTACTTACTTTACCTTAACATTGCATGACAGATACATGTAGTGGGTCGCTGTAGATTATAGGGGGTTTATTTTTAGGGGACCCGGGTGTATATTAAATCTAGATGACTGATACAGAATTATTGACCACCGATCAGCTACGAGAGAGGCTCGAAAAAGTGTGGCTTAAACATATAAAATTATGTCAAGATAATTTTTTATATTTTGTAAAAAATGTATGGCCAGATTTTATTTGTAGAACTGATAGAGATCCTGATAAGTGGGGACACCACCAACATATTGCACACGAGTTCACAAAGATATCAAAAAATAAAAAAGGAAGGCTCATCGTGAATATGCCTCCTAGACACACTAAGTCTGAATTTGCATCCATATACTTTCCTGCTTGGATGATTGGAAAGAATCCTAAGATGAAAATTATGCAGGTATCCCACAACGCAGAACTTTCAGGAAGGTTCGGTGCGAAGGTAAGAAATTTAATTGACAGTCCAGACTATAAACAAATATTTGGAGATGTTAGACTAAGAGAAGATAGTAAGGCAAAAGGACGTTGGGAGACCAATCAAGGTGGGGAATACTTTGCAGCGGGTGTTGGCGGTTCTATCACAGGACGAGGGGCGGACTTACTTATTATTGATGATCCACACACGGAACAAGATTCAATGTCCGATAGTGCAATGGAGAGAACGTTTGATTGGTATCTATCAGGACCCAGACAACGTTTACAACCGGGAGGCTCGATTGTACTTGTAATGACAAGATGGGCAGAAGATGATTTGACCGGAAGATTAATACGATCAGAAAATGAACCTAAGGCAGACAAGTGGGAGAAAATTTCTTTTCCAGCTCTTTTAGGGGACGAAGAAAATCCGGTACCTGTTTGGCCTGAATATTGGAACCTAGAAGAATTAGAAAAAGTTAAAGCTTCAATATCAATTAGAAATTGGTCTGCACAGTACATGCAAAATCCAACTTCAGAGGAAGGAGCAATTTTAAAAAGAGAATGGTGGCAACCGTGGTCCGAGGATCTTCCTGCGTTAAAGCATGTCATACAATCTTATGATACAGCGTTCAGTAAAAAAGAGACAGCCGACTACAGTGCCATTACCACTTGGGGAATATTCACGCCTCACGAATCAGGGCCTGATGCTATTATGCTAATTGATGCAATCAAAGGTAAATGGGATTTTCCAGAATTAAAAATGGTAGCACTAGATCAATATAAGTATTGGCAACCAGAGACAATTATTATAGAAGCTAAAGCGAGTGGACAAAGTTTATTACAAGAATTAAGAAGAATGGGTATCCCTGTTATGGATTACACACCAGGAAGAGGACAAGACAAACACTCTAGGGTTAATGCTACTTCTCCTATATTTGAGAGCGGACAGGTATATTATCCCCGAGATGAGCATTGGGCTCAAGAAGTCATAGAAGAATGTGCAGCTTTTCCTCATGGAGAACATGACGATTATGTGGACAGCACCACCCAAGCTATGTTAAGATACCGACAAGGTTCTTTTGTAACTACTTATTCTGACGAGGATGAGGTTCAAAGTTATAAAGAACGTAAATACGTATATTATTAATTAGGAGATAAAGACATGTCAAAAAAATCAAGAAGACGAAATAAAATCCTAGCAGCTGGTGCAGCATTACTTGGTGCATCTAAGTTAGGAATGCTAGGTGGTAAATCAACAGCTTCAAATGTTGTTGGTAAAACACCAGAGTTTAGAAAATCATTTGTTAAACCAAAAAAAGTAGAATACATTACTAAGAAAACTAAAAGTATTCCAGGTATTAAAGTAGACAAAGATGTTATATCTAGTGGACCTTTTAAAATGTTTGGTGCAAGTAATAAAGGTGCTAATTTTAGTGCAGATAGCATTGAAAAATTTAAAGCAGCAAATAGAGCACAAGAGGAAAGAAGAGGGTTCTCAACTTTAAAAGATAAAATGGCTAAGGCTGCAGAAGATAGAGCTGCAAAAAAAATTGCTTTTAATCAAAAGATAGCTGCTAACAATGCTAACGTTAAAAAAGTAGGAAACTATTTTAAAAAAGGTACTATGGTAAAAGCTCGTGGTGGCGGAATGGCGAGAACAAAACCAACTAAACTTAGTTAATTTTTTATATGGCTGAAATTGATAAAGTAATTGAAGAAGAAATGGTTACTCCTGATTCTGAAGAAATTGATATTGAATTAGAAGGAGAGGAACCTGCAACTGTTGAAGAAGCAATTAATGAAACTGAAGAGTTTTTTAAAAATCTTACAGAAGAAATGTCTGACGAGACTCTTCAACGAATGTCAAATCAGTTATTAGATGATTATAAAAAAGATAGAGTATCACGTAAGGATTGGGAAACTTCTTATACTAGTAATTTAGATTTATTAGGAATCAAACACACAACGATGACGAGACCCTTCAAAGGTTCGGCATCCGTGACTCATCCACTTTTATCCGAAGCGGTTACATCCTTTCAAGCACAAGCCTATAAAGAATTACTTCCCTCATCAGGACCTGTAAGAACTAGGGTTCTTGGTGTGGAAGATGAGGGAAAAGTAAATCAAGCACAACGTGTGCAAGATTTTATGAATTACATGTTGACTGAAGAGATGGAAGAGTACACTCCAGAATTTGATCAACTATTATTTTATTTAGCACTCGCAGGATCTGCATTTAAAAAAGTTTATTATGATGAAGTAATGCAAAGAGCGGTATCTAAATTTATACCAGCTGAAGATTTAGTAGTTCCTTATTACGCAACTGATTTAATGGATTGCGAAAGAATTACTCATGTTATTAAAATGGGTGAGAACGAAATTTTAAAAAAACAAGCAGCAGGATTTTATAGAGATGTAGAATTAAAACCAACTGCAGCAGGTCCAACAGAAATTGAAAAGAAATACCAAGAACTAGAAGGAGTAACACCTTCAACCGATAAACAATACTCATATCAAATTCTTGAAATGCATGTCGATTTAAACTTAGAAGAGTTTGAAATGCAAAATCCAGACAAACAAGTTAAAGTTCCTTACATCGTAACTATTGATGAAGGTTCAGGCGAAGTATTATCTATCTATCGTAACTACGATATGAATGATGAGACTAAAAAAAGAAAAGAATACTTCGTACATTTTAAATTTTTACCAGGATTAGGGTTTTATGGTTTTGGTTTAACACACATGATTGGTGGATTAAGCAGAACTGCTACTCAAGCACTAAGACAATTGTTAGATGCTGGTACATTATCAAACTTACCTGCTGGATTTAAGTCTAGAGGTATTAGAATTAGAGACGATGACCAACCATTTCAACCAGGAGAGTTCAGAGATGTGGATGCACCAGGCGGAAATATCAAAGATCAGTTCCAAATTTTACCATTTAAAGAACCATCAGCTACATTATACCAATTAATGGGCTTTGTTGTGCAAGCAGGACAGAAGTTTGCAGCAATAACTAACATGGATACGGGTAATGACATGCAAAATAGAGCTGTTGGTACTACAGTTTCGCTTCTAGAACGTGGTTCAAGGGTCATGAGTGCAATACACAAGCGTTGTTACTACTCAATGCGTAGAGAATTTAGACTATTATCAAAAGTATTTGGAACATATCTACCTCCAATCTACCCATATTCAGTATATGGTGCCGATCAAGCAGTAAAACAAACTGATTTTGATGATCGAGTAGATGTAATTCCAGTAGCCGACCCAAATATCATGAGTATGGCCCAAAGAGTGACACTTGCAAACGAGAATCTAAAGATTGCTATGTCAAATCCTATGATGCACAACTTGAGAGAAGCGTATCGTAGAGTATATGAAGCATTAGGGACCCAAGATATTGATCAACTACTTATTCCACAAGAAAAACCAATGCCAAAAGATCCGGCAACCGAGAATATGGAATCATTATACCAGAAACCATTAAAAGCGTTCCCAACTCAAGATCACGATGCACATATGGCAGCTCACGTTGCTTTTATGGCAACAAGAATGGTTCAGATTAACCCTCAAGTGTATTCAACACTGCAAGCACACATATCTGAGCACGTATCAATGAAAGCTCAAGGAGAAGTTGGTGCAATGATACAAGAAGATCCTCAAATGCAACAAATGTTACAACAAGATCCAGAAGCAGCAGAGATTAGAGTTGCATCAATGATCGCAAAAAGAGTTGCAGAGATAACTACACAACTTGCTCAAGGTGAAGCGATGGGTCAACAAAAAGATCCACTAGTTGCATTGAAAGAAAGAGAACTAGATCTTAAAGCTATGGACTTACAGAGAAAATCTGAACAAGATATGATGGGTAATGAGATTAGAGAAAATGAAATTGATGAAAAACTAGATATTGAAAAGATGAAACTAGAAAACAATGAAGATCAAGCAGCAGAAAGAATTAGAATTGCTGAAGAGAAACTTGAAATAGCCAGAATGAGGAAACAAAAATAATGAAAAGAAAGATTAGAAAATTTGGTGGTGGAGGCACTATGGGTGCATCCGATAGAGGCTACCAAGGTGGAGGAAGAGATAGTAAAGGTAGTGTTTCAGGAAGTGCACCAGGAGCTGGTGGAAGTACAAACACAGGGGGTAGTGGAAACAAAACTACTAAATCTGCAAGCACTAAAACATACAAGGGATCAAAAAATATTTTTAAAGGTGCTAATAGAGACGTGCCTTTCAATAAACCTTTTGGTTATAAATCTCAAATTGCAGCTTCTCTTGTAGGACTGGGTCCTGTTCTAACTATAGGTAATTTAGCTGCTAAACAAAATTATAAATCAAGACAAAAATTTGCAACTAAAGAAGGTTTAGCTAGAGATTTTTATAGAACTGAAAATAAAGCTCTACAACCTAACTCCCCTATCGGTAAAGATTATTTAAAAGATGCTGGCTTTGGTAAAAATAAAGCACCTGTTTCTACAGGTGGAGGTGGAGGTGGAGGTGGAAATAATAAACCTATATTCCCAATCGAAACAACAAAACCTGTTGATATGGATTTAATTAAACCAAAAGAAAACTTTTTTAATTTTGTAGCTTATAAAGTTGGAGGTTTATCTGGAGGAGTAAGATATGGACCACCGCCTAAGAAAGGACCTAATCCAAATGTACCTCCAGTTAAAATGAAAAAAGGTGGGTATAAAAAGTAATGTGGTTCTCAGCAATTAAATTAGCTGTTCAAGCGGGTAGTCATATATACAAAAATAAACAAAAAACTAAAATGCTTATGGCAGATGCACAGATGAACCATGCTCAGAAAATGGCAGATGGTCAAGCAGAGTATCAAGGTAAATTATTAGAATCTAGAAATTCAGATTGGAAGGACGAATTTATTTTGCTTTTACTGTCGGCGCCTATCGTAATGTTAAGTTGGGCAGTATTTTCGGATGACCCAAGTGCGATGGAGAAAATGAAATTGTTCTTTGAATATTTTTCACAACTTCCATTTTGGTATCAAACAATTTTTGTAGGTGTCATAGCGAGTGTGTATGGA